CAGAGCAAAGAACGGATAGAACCGCTTACCTAGTGATTCAGGAATGTACGGATCACGCGCCCATTCATCAGCGCCAGCGCACAACGTATAGACGGTATTCGATGTCTTGTTCCAAACTTCAAATACAGCCACCAGGAGAACTTTGTCATCTTCTGCTGTGGCGCTGGATTCTTTCTTGTCAGCGCCGTACTTGTTGGAGGTCTTGGGAACATCCTTACCGAAGGTTTCCTCGTACTGCTCAGTGGTCATCCACACACGATGAGCAATAGCCTCGGCTTGTTCGTACTGGTCGAAGTCATAGATCGTATCGTCAATGACGAAAATATCCTCTGTCAGCACACGGTCAAGCGCAATGCCTGAAACGGTCTTAACTTCTACCTGCTGCTGCAATGCTTTGATCTGCTGCTCTAGCTCGCCCTGCTTGGCTTCTAGTTCGCAGCGTGAGTCATCGTCTTCCTTGATCTCTGCGATCAGGTACTTGATGCGCTGTAAGTTGTCCTGTGTGTCGTTAATCCGATTCTCGATAAGCGGATCAGTACGGACATCCTTCTGCCAACTGACCTTCATCCATCCGGTAGAAGTCGTCATCGCTGAACGGATAGCAGACTTGGCGCGTTTCTTCAGTCGTCCTTCAGTTGTGAATTTACGACCCAGAACGGATTGCAGTGTTTTACAGAATTGAGGAACCCAAGGAACAACTGTACCGACAGCTTCAGTAGGCGTAACTGCTATCTCTGGATTCTTGGCGTAAATCTGCGGCAAGATTGCGGCAAAGTTCGCATGAATAATATTGGTACGGACTAATCCAGCTTCTCCATCATCGCCAACATCGCCACGGACATAGGCGCGAAACTCTTTGTAACGCTTCTCTACCTTGTCATCTTTGCGTTGTTTAAGCGCCTTCTCCAGACGCTTGCCCCACTGTTTAGCAAGGGCTTTCTGCTGGTCGGATTGTTCGGCTTCTTCGTTGGATTCATCAGCGTAGCTCATTCGACACCTTTAACCGACACCTCGGCTTGTAAGCCTGTGTTGGCGTTGTATTTTCTCGCTGCGGTTATCGTGTCGTGCAGGCCTTCTTGCGCCATTGCTTCGGCTTGGCCGGGTAATGAAGCCCTAACGACAATCGCTTCGCCTTCAAGCGTCTTGCCATCAACGGTATAAATCCAGAAATCCCGACCTTGTTCAGCAGGGATATGGGCTTCAAACGTAGCAGAAGGCGACTCCAGAGCCAGTAATTGCTCTAAGTCAATCTGTGGTCGAGTAGCACTCAGACCGGAACACACGCGCAGTAATTCGTTCATGCGCCATTTATAAAGCGCACCGAATCAAGGTGACAAAACCTAGCGTAGAGAACGGTACTTGCTAGGCTCTTTCCTTGTGTCTGTTATCTCTAACAGGTGGGCGAATGTTCCCACCTTTGGCTTTGCTGATTGAGCAATCGGAACGCGAGCATCACGCATCTGGTCGAGGAATCTACCCAGCAGGGACAGGACATCCACAGCATCGTCAAACACGCCAACAGGGAAGGTTAGCAACTGCCTGAGTAGTCGCTGCGCCCAATCCTCCTTCATCGGCATATAGACCATTCCTGACGCTGCCATAGCTTGAAACGGACGGCAACGAGTCGGCTTGTCGTGGATGGATGGCAACCACTCCAAACGACACAATGAACGGCGTTCTTTCATCCGGCGAATCAGGAATGGCTCAACGCTTCGACGAATCGGCCCAGACTCACCAATCCAGCATTGCGGCTTCCACTTGTCGATTAGGTCAAGCTGTGTCTCTATCCACACATCAGAAGTTGTTTGACCTGACCACCAATCTAGCAGATAGCATTCACCATCAGGATCAATCCCGATAACACCGTGTTCAGTGAAGTCGCCACCGTCAGCAGTTACAGCGTAGTCACTCGCACCATAGATTCTTAGATGCTTCGGTGCTTTGTCGTATGATTTGAACCAGTCTCGCTTGAAGTAATCTCCCGTATCTGGTGCAGGTCTTTGCATGTACAGTGCTTGCCACTCACGCTGACCGATTGTTTGCTTGATACGCGCCAAAGCCACTTCGTCATACTGCTCAGGCCACAGCGCATTACCTTCATTATCAAGCGCAGGAAGATCAATGACCGTCCAATCCTCATGCGTGTGTTCAGTCAGAACCCATCCGGTCAAATCCTCTTCATGCCAACGCGTGTTCATAATGATGATTGCACCACCAGGCATTAGTCGAGTGTAAGCAACTGACGCATACCAATCTTTCAGGCGTTTCCTGTACGTTTCGCTATCGGCTTCTTCCCTACCCTTGATAGGATCGTCAATGACCAACAGGTGAGCGCCACGCCCAGTTGCCGCTCCACCAACACCTAACGCAAAGTAACTCCCACCTTGAGCTGTGCCGAATCGACTAGCAGACTGGCTATCCTCTGCCAGCTTACAGCCTGGAAACGCCGCCTCATGCTCAGGTGAGCGCATTTGATTTCTAACCTTGCGCCCGAAGTCATCAGCCAATTCTTGACCGTAAGTCGCCGTGATGATGTACTTATCAGGATTTCTACCCAAGAACCACGAAGGGAAGTATTCAGAGGTTAGCAATGATTTACCATGACGCGCCGGAGCCTGAATCACTAGACGAGTAATCTCGCCACGCTCTACAGCCATCAAAGCTTCAGCAATCTTCCTATGGTGCGGCCCGATCTTGTAGCCTGGGAATTGCAGCCTGACGTAAGCAAGTAAGTTGCTATGCGCTAACGCCAGATAATCAGCATCACTTGCCAAGTAAGATTGCCTCCGCAATACCGCGCTGCTGTTCAGGCGTTAGATTGCTAATGACGTGAGTTGCTGCTATCTCGGCTTTAATCTCTTTCGGTAGCACCTTACCGACAAGCGCCAAGAATGGTCCAGGATTATCTACAGCCTTCTCCGCAAGATACTTTCTACCACCTGCATCCTCAAGCGCACCAAGGATCATTTGCCGCAAATCATTGGTGACTAAGTTAGGTATTCCCTTCCTACTTCCGCCTGTTAGATTGGCTCGGCTCTTTTCCGATACTTTGCTGATCTTTTCACTCACTCTTAACCTCTCCGTTATTTGCACCAACGTACTTGTAAGCCGCTTCTCTTAGCCGATTAGCTTGCTCAATCATTTCTTTCTGCCTCCATTGCTGTTCTATCGCAACGATAGTTTGCATACATGCTCTGAATAATGGATGCTCTTTGTTTGTATCCTTCATTTCGCACTCCCACATAATCCACAAATCAATCCGTTTAACCTAGCCTCAATACCTTCATCGTGACTAATGACTTTTATCGTCTTTGCTGACTTCCCTCGATAGAACCTCTCTATGTGAATAACACCTTTGACCGCAGCACGTCTTAGAACGACTCTCACTGTGTTTGGCTTGGCTCCTGTAGCTCTTACTATCTCAGCCACCGTTTGATTGAACCTTGTTGATTGAACGATCTTCTTTGTTAGGCTCATGCCTTACCCCCACGGCTGAATGTTTCCCTCTTGTCGAGATCATCCCGGCATTCTTTCCACGATTCACAACGCCGTCCCCATGATGCTTTTGTTGCATAGCTGCATCCGTTGCATGTCTCGGCTTCTATGTCGCCTACTTGGTTTAATCGTTGCTGGTGCTTTAGTAGTGAAGCGGTTAGGAACATTTCGATGTTGTGTTGCGCTGCATCTACCTCATCCATTCTTCAACTCCTTGGCTTTTTGCTTATAGGTGGATTTGATTGTTTTTAATTCGTCTATTGAGTATTTGCGTGGTGTTTGATCTGCTTCCAGCGATTCCACAGAATCAATCCCCAGGCGAGCGATAAGCCCGATGCGGTAATCAACAGCCCGACCAGCGCCATAACGATTGCACTGCTTGCGTTGTCCGTGAGCATTGCGTTCGTCAAAACGAAGATGGGGAGCGGAGCCAACAGAGCGGTAATGGCCACAATCGAACGCGCCGCCAACATCGCCAGACTTGAGCGGCTGACCGCAACAGATACATGGTTTGTTTTTGTCTCGCTCTCTGATATATGCGTTGAATGCAATTTGTGCCTCTTTCGTCCATTCTCTTGCGGTTTTTAGTTTGTCTAGCTTTAGCTTGATTACCTTGCGATCCTCTTGCTTGCGAATCATCTCGGCTTTGGCTGCGTGTTTAATTCCGTAATCAAATTCACAATCAGGAGAGCAGCAAATAGCAGTTGGTCTTTTTGGTTCAAATTTGGATTTGCACCATTTGCAGGTTTTTAGCTTCACAGGTTCTTAACCTCCATACGCTGACTAGCAGACAGAGAACGCCACACATCAGCCTTGACCTGTGCAGATGAAAGCAACCAGTACAGCTTGGCTTCTTCCTCTGTGGCTATCTGAATTGCCTTGTCTGTCTCAATCATTGCATCGCTTGCGTATGCCTCTCGCTCCTGTGCGCTAATGGGTAGGCTTAGGTGTAGCTTCATTTGTTGAGCCTTGACCGTCTTACGGTAGTTTTCGAGGTATTGGCGCTCTGCTTTGGCCTTGGCATATGCGTGAGAGTTATCGCGCATGAAATCCAAGACTTTGAAAATGTCGATTTCTTCGGTCATAGCGCCACCTTGTCAGCCGCAGCATTCAGCTTGTTGGTGTAATCGTTCAGCGCCTCATGGGTAAGCAGACAACCACAGCAGCACTCCTTTTGTATCGGGCAGCGATGGCAACCGTTTAGCTTCTTTTCCCATCCGTGATAGTTGGCTTTGCATACTTCCATTGCGTGAGCGGAGACTTTTACGATATGGCTCATGCTGCTTTTTTCTCCGCTAGTGATGCTTTGATGTGTGCTGTTATTGAGCTATCAATCGCATTCGTGATGAATTCCTTAATGTGATTAAGTCGCTCTTTCTCTGTCTTTGGTGATTCTGGCCATCCGTCATTGACGCAGGCATTAACCCAATCCATCAGAGAATCAATCGGCTCATCAATCAAGCTGGCGTAAGCAATGAGCATCGGGCCTTTGCTTATCTTCATAGCGACACCTCGTTAGGCATCGAGACATAAGATTTAAACGACCTGCCAGGCTCGAAATAGATCATTGCCGAGCGTTCGTAATAAAGCTGAGTCGTACCAACCCATCCGCCACAGTTACGCTGCGCTTCCACAACAAACAAGGCATCTGGCGCTTCGCTCATAGATGTGTCACCCATTGAAATAGCTTGTTCTTTCGGCTTGTTACGCCAAACAGAAACAACGTTCTCCGCTAGGTCTGCAATTTCTGATGCGCCTTTGATGTCATGTAGTTTTGCTGGCTTGTCATCGCTTCCACCTTTTCGAGCGTGAGCTACAAGGTGGATATGTACGTCATGCTGGTGCGCCACTGTTTGAATGGCATCCACCAGCCGCTTTTGACCGGGATAGTCATCTGGCGCTAGGCCGCACTTCATCAGCGAATCAATGACTATGTGATCTGGCTTTATGTTCTCCATCACCCACCGACACAAAGCAGGAACGTCTTGCGGTTTCAGGCTGGATTGAATGTCGTACAACCAAAGAACATCGGCCATCATTTCAAGCATTGCCATTGCTTCTTCTTCTGTTGGATCGTCAGTCGCCAGAAGCTGAATCAGAAAACGGAAAAGCAACTCAACCGGAGGAAACTCAGGAGAGCAAACAAATACCCGTTTCTGTTGCTGAAGGAACCCAAGGAGAGCTTGAGAAAGCAACGCAGACTTTCCGTGGCCTTTGTAGCCTGTCCAGATCGTGATTTCTCTAGGACGAAAACGAAAGTTCTCATCACAGGCAAAACCTAGCTTATCGCCCCATGATCCTTTTTGACGGATACGCTTGCTTAATTCATCCTTGTACTCAGCAGCAGATTTAACTCGTGGCTTGTATGAGTCATCCCGATAATTCGTCAGATCAATATCGTCTTTGATCCTGTTCGGGTACATGGCGATGATTTTGTCCAATGCGCTCATAAACCCTCCACGTAGGAGTGAGCAGCAGATATTCTTGATACTGCCGTAATCAACGCCTGTTGAGTTTTATAATCATTGGCTACGCCTTTGGTCATCTGGCGACCAATTAACGCAACCATAAGCATTTCTGGCACTAATGCGGCCATTGCTTCACGGTGAGAGAACGGTATTCTTTCTCTTGGCGCGTGATCTGTTAGCTTTTCTGGAAAAAGAGCATCAAACGTCAAACCGACTGATTCGAGAATCTCGTTTGCGCTGCACCCTGTCCAGCAATGAAGCAGAACGCGACCATCTGATGTTTCGCGGATAGACAGCGATGGGGATTTGTCTTGATGTGATGGACAGCAAGCCATCCAGCGGTCTGGCCCCATTTTGCGAACCTTGGCGAGATGCGAAAGGATTTGATCTGCGCTCATGACAGCAATTCCTTGAGCCATGCGTTATTATCGAATGGCTTTGTGCTTGGAGCTTTTACCGATGTGCCGAATTTGACGCTGTTGTTAAGCCAAGTCCTGAAACCTGCGTCCCAATCTTTTCCGAGCGTACCTTTTTGTAAATGATGGTTT